GTTCGCAGGCCTGGTGGTAGTCACGCGGGGGATCTCAATATCTCTCGACGCTACCCGACGTTGCTTAGGGTGACCGAAGCAAAAAGCCGCAATGGAGTTGTCACGTGTATCGACACCCACTTCAGTTTGCTTGAAATGCGACGCAAAGCTGCTCAAGAAGCTGAGTGACGAGTTGAAGAACGTGGTGGCTGATGGAGCATTCGAAATCTACTTGCCGACGACTTGCAAGACATGTCGGGGTAGACAGTGGTTTTTCTGTTGCCAAGAGGAGTACAAGAAAGTAAGTATACGTGCTGACAACAAGTTGGTATCAGTACTCCACTCGGGGATATCCGCTCGTGTAGGGAACCCGAGCAGTCGTCTCCACGCAGAAGTGTCGCACTCGGTGAATATGCTGTACCGAGGAAAGCCGTTCGTACAGAACATGACGCTGCGACTCTTAAACAACATGATGAGTGCCTTGACACGATCTGTGGTGTCACAATTGGCGCCGTTGTACTGCGGAGGACACGCTTACGACGCATACGTTCCGCTCGAACCTGTGTTGCGCGATTCTCAAGAAGAAGAAGAGGTGGAAGACGTCCAGCCTCAGCCTCCGTTAGAGGTAAACACCACGAACGCGACGCAGGATCATATGACACCTGGCGACGGTGGGGCCGTGGATCTCGGGGGCGATCTACGCGGTCTCACTGGTCGAGACACAGAACCGCAAGATTTGAACGGAACCGTTGCTCAGGTGGTAGTGACCCAAGCACCAGGCACCGATGTGCCGAATGCGGTGTTCGTAGCGCCGGACATTGTTCCTCTGGAGAGTTATGTGGATTCTGCAGGAAATCTCGCGGAGGCAGTACGGCTACGCGTTGAGGAACCTCACAATACCTGGTCTCCGTCCAACAAGCTGAAATCGAAGTTGAAGGGCTTCACGGATGAAATGCTCAAGCACGCCTTCGCAGAAGAACGCGTACATGAATGGGTGCTGGCGCATCCGTGGTTCGAGGACCTCAAATCGGCGAAGTGGAGCAGCGAGCGTCTCTGGGCTGCAGTGGATGAGTTATTGGAGAAGCACAACTACATTCCAAAATCCACAGCCCAGATAAAGAAAAACGAGCAAATGCCTCGAAGGGAGGTTGGAAAGCCGCGTTTGGTAATCAACTACGGCGAAAACCAACAGGTCGCGTGTTTGGCACTGGTGTCGTGCGTAGAGCATTTGCTCTTCGAATGGTTTCACCAGACGAACATCAAGCATGCCGCCAAATTGCCTTCCAAAGGGGCAGAGCTCCTGGACTATGAGATAGGTGAGGAATTGGAAGGAAGTCCGGAAGACGGCAGTTTGCATCGTGTCGTCAATTCCTTACGCAAGGTCGACGCCACAACCTACGTGGAGGGTGATGGCTCCGCTTGGGATGCCA